GGCTTCCACATAGGCTTGATTCATTGGAGTATCCAACTTATTCTTAACTCTGTCATTCGCGTTTTCTTGAAAAAAAGAGGTACCACTGGCATCTTCAACACCATATTTACCTCGCAACCAGGAAATAGGGTCTAATAAATGTGTAACTTTCATAAATCCAGAAATATCTCTAAGTTCAACGCCCGAATCTTTTACATTTTTCTCTACGGTTAAGTTCATGGCTCCACTTCTCGAAATTCCAGGTGCTCCAACAATCCGAAAACTGTGGTCCATATGTACATTATGTTTATCTCCAGAAATGTCATATAAATGAAGTAGCCCGGGATGAAGGCGATGAAGTTCTGAAAATGAAGTAAGAGTGAGAGGTCTTTCTTTTAAGAAAAACTTGGGATGAGGAATTTGGATTCCACCTGTAAGCATTCCTCTGTTCTTGATTGTCGTGCGAAAAGCAAATCTCGTGTATGCCGCACTTTTTTTCTATGTGTCTAGTTTATCAAAGCTTATGGCAGCCTCCGCATCAATGAATGTGTCTTTGAGAAAGTTTGACATGAAGAAGATCCCCCAGGACGCCGTCGCCGTTTTTATTGGACGTCGTCGTACCGGAAAGTCAACTCTTGTGCGCGATTTGCTTTTTAACCATCAGAATATGCCCCTCGGAACAGTAATTAGTGGCACAGAAGAGTCAAATTCTTTCTACGGTAAAATGATTCCGCCACTTTTTATTCATGGTGAGTATAGTGCTATTATTTTGTCAAATTTCGTGAAAAGGCAGAAGATGATGATGGCACGTATTATGAAAGAACAGGCGGCAGGACAAATGGTGTCACGAGTTGATCCGAGATCCTTTATGATTCTTGACGACTGTATGTACGATGACAGTTGGACACACGACAAGAATATTCGCTACCTTTTCATGAACGGTCGTTGGCTCAAGGTATTCTTCTTGATTACTATGCAGTATCCGCTGGGTATTCAGCCGGCTCTTCGTACCAACGTCGACTATGTCTTTATCTTAAGAGAACCGTATTTTACAAACAGAAAGCGCATTTTTGACAACTATGGCTCGGCGTTCCCGTCATTTGAGTTCTTCTGCCAGATTATGGACCAATGTACACAGAACTATGAATGTCTTGTCATAGATAACACCAGCCAGAGTAATAAAATGGAAGATTGTATCTTTTGGTACAAGGCAGAACAGCATTCCGACTTTCGCATTGGTGCGCCCGAATTCTGGGCGCACTCGGCTGCGCATTTTAAGGAGAAGGACGAGGAGGGTAGCAATGAGTATGATCCGAATGCCGCACGGAAGCTCAAGGGACCTGCGATAAGCGTGAAGAAATTTCCCGGACAGAATTAGAGGATATGAGAAAAGTCATTATACAAAGCTTAATCATACTGTTCATCGCATGTGTTCTTCTGGGTTGCGACAGATTTTACAGGATTAATGAAGGGTTTCTGGGAGAACGGTGCGGTGTTGACCTGTCCTCGTGTAAAAATCAACCGAAGGAGAAGTGTTTCAATGGATACTGCGAAGAAAACAGGACTTCGCTTCTCCCGAGAGATACAGGGCTGCCCGTTTTTCCTTGAGCCTTGGTAGAATGGCGCGTTCATACGGATTGCTTGGACTAGTTGTTGTCCTTCTGGCTGTATTAGTTGTAGTTCCCCTGTTAAAAAATCTCTTTCCGGCTGCGTTTCCTTACGAGGGATTCCGCGATTTGGATTGCGCGGGTGTAACGTGTGCAGAGGGGCAGTTTTGCCAGGAAAACAAGTGTATTCCTGTGTTTGTACAGTAGTTACGACAGTAGTGTTATACTTGCTCTGTAGTTTTATCTTTTGAATATCTCAATTTTTAAGCATGTACTACATGATTAAAAAATTCTTCAGTATCGGAATCGAACCAATTACCTGGGGAGACTTATTGCTTAGACATTGTCTACAATCCCCCGCTCTACCAAATGAGCTAACTGAAGAGTTGGTATCTACAAATACCAACTCTAGAGTTTACATACTTATAATCTATTTACTCTTCCTTCTTCTGGGTCTTTCTCTCGATCGCGAGATCTGCAGAACCTGATGAGGAGAACATACCAGCAAACGCCGACGTGCCTGATCCGAGGGAAGGTAGTTCATCTTCCTTCGGTACACCGCTTACAACATTCATCGTAGCACCTACACCCTCAGGGACACCGTCATCGGAGAAAACAGTCTTCTTCTGACTACGTCCTGACTCGCGCTGCTCTCTGTGGAACACTTCGCGCGCCTCCTCGTTCTCCTTATACTTCTTCATGAGAGTGTTGAGCTGATCCTCGGCATATTCCTGCTCGGCAACCTCGTGCGGGTCGGGATGCCACGGCAGCCACTTACCCACCTCGCCTACAAAGATATTATGAAGAGGATCAGTGCGCTGGAGTTTCTTCGCCCGAACCTCGGCTTCACGCTTGTCGCTGTATACGCCGCGAATCTTGAGACCACGCACAGTTGTCTGGAAATTGTTCTGCGCATAGTAATCGTCCTCGAGCTTGGTCTTATTCTTGAAAAGGAAGTCATCGAACTCGTCATTTAACTTGGACTGAACAAGCTCCTTCTGGTTCGTCTTTACGAACTCCTGAAGATCGGTCAATACAGTGTCGACGCGCATCTGTGCATTGCGGCACAGGGTTGCGGCACCACTGAGGTCCTTTGATTCGAACTCCGCCGCCTGCTTATCAAGCTTGTCATTGAAACTCTTAACCTTTCCGACAAGGAACTTCTCAAGATTTTGTGTGCGAACTTGGAATTCATACTGCTTCAAAAAAACAGTAAAGAAATGTGTATCCTTCCGGCTTAATACCTTCTCGGGGCTGAGGAAACTCAGAAGAGCCCAGCGCTGGCTGGGAATCTCAGCATCCTCGGTTAAGAAATCTTCACGCTCAGCTGCCATTCTTCTTTACAAATGTAAATCCTTTATCTTTAGATTCCGCATTAAAATTTCTTTTTCCTAAATATAGAACAAACATGGACGTTGCTGAAGTTATCAATCGTGCGATCAAATACCTGATTGAGGGTCTCGTTGTAGCTGGTGCCGCGCTTTTTATCCCCCGGAAGACCCTGCCGGTCGACGAGATCGCCACATTGGCGCTTGTCGCGGCGGCTGTTTTCGCTGTTCTTGACTTAGTCTCCCCGTCTATTGGCGTGACGGCTCGCCAGGGTGCCGGCTTCGGTCTCGGTGCAAATCTCGTAGGATTCCCTAGAGGTTTGTAAATACATAGTATCAAACGCATTTTGATTGTAACTTATAGATACAATCAACATGCTCACATTGACCTATATTATGGTTCTAATCGCCGTTATCATTGGTGTTTCACTTCTTTTAAAGGAAGGCTTTACAAGTCCCGGAACCATGGTTCAGCTCTCATCAACTCACGTGGATACAGAGGAGGATTATCTTTATTACAGATTCATGTATCCGAAGATTGTTAGAAAAGAGATCACAGAGATGACGGGAGGTGACCCTGGACCGTTATTTCCAATGCGCTTTTAATTATAATGATTAAGTAAATGGCAGGTCTGCCCCCGCGACTTACACAGCCCGAAATTGAAGCGATTGTAGATATTCCCCAATCACAGTTGCGCCGAGTTGGTGGTGGCGGCTTTGGTGATACATATAAAGTTGTCTATGGAGGAAAAACATATCTTCGTAAAGATATTGAGTTTCATGGTGATACGTTTACAAAATGGTCATTTGGCACGGAAGTGAAATATCTTGAACTCGTCTGTTCGCACCCACTCTATTCAATGATTCCTCTTACACCCTATTATTTTGGTTCCATGATTCGTGGTGACACTGGTTACATTATAGAGGAACTCTTTTCAGGAGCAGATCTTGATAAAGTATTAAATAATAGATTCGTTACACAAGAAGAAGCTGATTTTATTGAGGATGTTCTTAAATTCTATGTAACTGATTTTTTTCACGATAAGTTGAAGATTCTTCATTTAGATTTGAAACCGCAGAATATTTTTGTTCGGATGCACGAAAATAAGATTGTATCTGTTCATTTACTTGACTTGGGTTTAACGCGTGCAATAGGCGAAGAAGGAGAAATATCAGGCACACGCAACTTTATGCATCCTACACAAATCAGTGCGAGAAGTAGTGGTTTGCGTAAAATTAAGCATGTTCCAGAGTTTAATACTCATGCTCTTAGTCTTATAACAAAATATGTACAAGGATCTATCGCGCCGCCAGATGCAATAAGAGAAATTAATACAAAAGCATTAGTTCCGAGAGCTTGGGAAGAGAATATAGCCGCATCTATTACCAACGCACTATGTTTAGTTGCTGTAACAGGAGCAGAAACAATTATATCTTCACTTCTAAGTATACCTGGTGCCGATATAAATAAACTTTCCGCAGATGGAAATACACCGCTCTTAGTTGCTCTAGCAAATCGGCGCAAAGCTACAGCTAGTTATTTTATTAATATAGGTGCTGATGTAAATTTAAGAAATCCGAGAGGTGCAACACCGCTCCATTGGGCTGCTTCGAACAATCTGACAAATATTCTTAATCTGATCTTGATAAAAGGTGCTGATAAAGATGCACTTACATTTACAACAGATCCCTGGGAGCCGCTTGCAACGCCACTCCACTGGGCATGTAAGGCGGGCGCACCAGATACAGCGATGGCTCTTCTTACAGCGGGCGCAAACCTTGGCTTGAGAGATGGCTATGGAAAAAGCATCTTGGATCTCGCAAAAGTAAAACCGTCTATGTCAGCATTTGTAAAGATGTTAGAAGCCTATAAGGAGAGAACAGGGGCGAATATGGGCGGAAGGCGCACGAGACGTAATCGACGCAAAAGAAATAAAAAACATTACAGTAGAGCGAAATGATTTTTCCTACGATCATCTTACTTCTCATTGGCTCTGTCTTCGCGCAAGATACTGAAAGGGCTGGTATTATTCTGAATTATAAGGACAGATACCTCTTGGTTCAGAATAAGTTATCATTTCGCTGGAGCTTTACAAAGGGACACGTTGAACCCTTCGATGTAGATTTACTCGAAACAGCGCAGCGCGAAGTTAAAGAAGAGTCCGGTTACCTTGAACACGAACAGTATACAATTGATAATACCGAACCGAAAGTCTATGGGAAATCAACATATTGGACTGGCACCGTGATAAGCCCTGATCCACCCAAACTCAAAGAGGATGAACACCTTGGGTTTGGTTGGTTTACAAAAGATGAAATGCGGAAGTTGAAAACGACGACGGATATAAGTGAGTGGCTCTAAATCGACCGAATAAACTGCCATTTCAAATCAATACAGATATTTTGCCAAATCTTATCCTGAGCATACAACTTATCCTTATTTTTGAGCAAGGGAAAGCAGTGTAAATACTCGTCCATATCCAAGAGTTCGCAAAACTTGTACAAGACATAGGAGTAGGACAAAAAGTTGCTGCGATCCTTGGGGCAGTGCTTCTGGAAAGACGGCTGAATCTCAATAAACATATGGCGCAACTTCTCCTCTGTTTCTCGCGTCATGACAGGCGCATTCTGCCCATTTAACCTATTGGTTATATGAGGAGTATGCTCATAATACTTGTTCATCTTAAGTTTTTTCAGAATCTCGCGAATCTTTGACCGATTGAGCGACGACAAATCATTGATGCGTTCCTTCTTAAGTTCCGCAATAATTGAATCATAAACTTCCTTGGGAATCTCGGTGCTCTCCTTGGCTTGGAACTGCGCTAACCACTCATTAAAGTGATTAATACGCTTATACGCATAATAGGAAATTTCGCGAGGCGGATCCTTATAGGACGGCTTATCCGAATCAATCAGAATAAACTCTTGAAATCCACATTCAGGACAGGAAAACACCGCCTCATTCGCGCTAAAAATCATTTCGCAATTACACTCTTCACATTTACCATAGGTATCCTGGAGCTGACTGAGAACAGTCGTTTCTTTTGCGTGTTCAGGGTCAATCTTCTGTAAATACTTGTTTAGAAGACTGCTGCGTGCCAATGTTTCATTGGACGCCGGCTTTCCTCCCACTAAAATGACTTCGCCTTCAACTTCATTTTTCTCGGCGGCATCTTCGAGTGCAGCCCAAATACTACCAGGTTGCGATTTCCCCTGCTTTGTCTGCTTAACCTCGAAACCGCGATTAATCTTTTCCTGTATATCATAGTACTCATATAAAATTGTACCTGTCTCCAAAAAATATTGAAAGACATTCTTATCGTCGGTTAGCCCCTTCAACTTCTGCTCTATATCGCCCATTTCTCTTTCATACTTAACTTTTTCTATGTCATTTGTGCTTGTTTTGTGTTTATTTATGATATTCTGTAGATCAGCGCGAATAGAATTAGCCGATTTATTCTCATCTACAAGCTTTTCTAGATGACTCTTGTGGATACTGTCGAGAGTGGTCCTTGATTCAGGGTTGCTTCGCTTTGTAGGTCTTATCTTGAAGAAGGGATCCTGAGTGTTCATCTGTACTATGGAGTCTTTTTGAGGGTTTAGGTTTTCCTTTTATATGAGGAAAAAAAGAGAAGCTCCCGGTTCTCTTTTCAGTTTTTCTTTTTTCCTCCACCGCCGCCAAATTTTTTTCTAAGAGAAGGGTATAGAACTAAATGACAGGTGGTGGTTTAATGCAGCTCGTTGCCTATGGCGCCCAAGACGTTTACCTGACGGGTAACCCCCAGATTACTTTTTTCAAGGTGGTTTACCGCCGCCACACGAACTTCGCCATGGAGTCCATCGAGAACCCGTTCAACGGCTCCCCTGGCTTTGGCAAGACGGTCACCTGCACGGTTCAGCGCAACGGTGACTTGATCTACCGCATGTACCTCCAGGCGACGCTCCCCAAGACAACGCTCACCACAGCCGACGGCTCTGGTGCGCAGTTCCGCTGGCTCAACTGGGTCGGTCACAACCTCGTCAAGGAGGTTGAGCTCCAGATCGGTGGTCAGCGCATCGACAAGCACTACGGACAGTGGCTCCACATCTGGAACGAGCTTACCCAGGAGGCGGGCAAGCAGGCTGGCTATGCCAAGATGGTTGGCAACGTACCGCAGCTCACCAACCTCATCACCCAGGGTGGTGAGGATTGCGACGATGACTGCGCCTCAGGCGAGCCCAACACCTCCAACGAGGTCGGCAAGTGCGCGCCGGAGTACACGCTCTACATCCCTCTTCAGTTCTGGTTCTGCCGCAACCCTGGTCTTGCGCTCCCGCTGATCGCCCTCCAGTACCACGAGGTCCGTATCAACCTGATCTTCAACGACCTCAAGAACCTCTGCTGGGAGACAACCCCGCAGCTCTCCAACGTTCACACGGTCCGCGACCGCGTCAACAACGCCAACCTCGTCGCCGCGTCCCTCTATGTCGACTACATCTACCTCGACACGGACGAGCGTCGCAAGTTCGCCCAGGTCAGCCACGAGTACCTGATCGACGTTCTCCAGTTCACGGGTCAGGAGTCAATCTCATCCTCAAGCAACAAGATCAAGCTGAACTTCAACCACCCGTGCAAGGAGCTTGTCTGGGTCGTCCAGCGCGACTCCTATGTTGACTGCGCGGATGCCACGATCAACCCGTGGAAGGGACAGCAGCCCTTCAACTTCTCAGACTGGTGGGACCGGTCTGTGTTGGAGTCTGGCTACTCCC